TAGCATCGTCATCACTCGGTACACGATTTAAATGTAAAGTATCGTCAATTCTAATACTTCCTGTACCAGAAGACTTTAACACTAGATCTTGATTACTTGACACTGTGTCAATAACAGATCCTGTAAATCTTAAGTCGTCAAATTCCCAACGGTCTGCATAAAGCTGACTTACAATCTGTCCGTCAAGTTTAAAAGTAATTACACTGTCTACGCCGCTACTTTGAAAGTCATCAATTTCAATACTTGAATCACCGTCACCAATTTGACGTAGGAAAACGTTTGCAAAGTTATATGCAACATAATCAACTACAGCTTGTGCATTTGGTATTATATCCGCTTTGGCTACATCATAACCAGTTAGCGTGCCTGCTACATAAGTAAATACTTTTTGTTCGTAATCTACAGTTGGGTTTACACTAATTGTACTGCTACCGGCATTTAACGTTAAATTTTGGCTTCTTGAATCTATTTCATTAGTTGCAAATGGTATTAATGCACTAGCACCGTTAATTGCGATAAATCCTTGAACATCTTCATCATATTTAAAAAATGCATCAGGAAGGCTTCCGCGCTCAATTTTAATTCCAGCTTCGCCAAGTGTGATGCCAGCGCCGTTTTCTCCGCTGTTTAATGTAATAATGTTATCTTCAATATTTAATTCAGCAGTGTTGACAGTTGTTGTTTCGCCTAGAACTAGCAAGTTTCCTGAAATTTCAACAGTACCTGTATCAAATCCAGTATTCAAATAGATAGTGCCACCTGTTCTCACAGATACTTTATAATCTCCATTTGGTACGTTTAAATATTTTGACATTCTTATATCCTATGTAGAAAGTTAGGGGAACAGAATTCCCCTAATCTAATCTTAGTCAGCGTCGACTTCGAAGTCGTCTGCGCCAGCTTGTGCTGCATCTGTACCAGCTTCTTCCATTTCAACTGCATCTGCGACTGCACCATAAGCAGCAAATCCCCAAGCAATGCTTACACCGGTGTCAAGTGTTACTTTACGTCCTGCAATTTTAGTAACTTGACGTGCTACACCAGCGTCGTCTTTGACCGTGATAGTCATCTCGCCAGCAGCAATTGCTCCAGTAAGTTTGTCTACTAAGAAACAATCTTTTACTTCTGTGCCGTCTGTGCAACGGAATTTCTTTGATCCAAGTTGCTTAATAATCCAGCCGTTTACTGATGCAGCTCCGTTGTAAAACTGTACTTTAATTTCGTCGCCGCCTGCCGTTGGTGTTCCGAAATATTTTTTGTGTAGTGGTCTTCCCATTTTGTTTCTTCCTTTAAAACGTTCTAGGTCTACGCAGTGGGTCATTTCTGCATAAGTCCGCTGATTGCGGCACGATTATCGACATAAGTATTTATCAATTAAAAAGAGTTGCGTTAAATACGTAGCCGTAAAAAAGGGCTCCGAAGAGCCCTTTTACATTACTATAACCTAATAGTTATTAGCTGAAAGTAACGTTAGCTGATGTAATAGCAACTTTACCTAAGTAATCAGCTGCATTGCCCAATGACGATGCAGTGTTATTCAACTCAACATATCCATAACGTGTCATGAATGATACTGTTGGTTCGAATGTACCTGGATCTAGGACAACACCGGAGCTCATTAGCGGGATGTATGGGCAGTAGAATGCCGCTGCATCTGATTCGCTTGAACCTTTGTAACCGATTAGTACGGCTGCGTCGTCTGCTGCATACGTGTTTACATAAACTTTCATAGCATTGTTCAAAGTACCAACCATCTTAGTGTTAGTAGGAGCTTCGAAAGTGCCTTCAGTTGTACGTGCAAACGCTGAAGTAGTTGCAGATTGTAGGATTGTTAACGCGAATGGCGAAACAACAGCCCAGTTACCTGCGCCACGACGTGTACGCTGTGCAATTAAGTTACTCACACGGTTGATTTGAACAGCTAAAGCAGCGTGCTCGTCACCAACGAATGTAGCAGTACCTGAAACAGCAGCTTGGTTGTATGTCTGAGCAGCAGTACCAGCAAGAGTTAATAGTGAACCTAGTACTTCTTGATCGATCTCAGCAGTAATCTCTTGTGCAAGAGCTGCCATGATTTCTGCTTCAACATCAATACCGTGCATTGACTGTGCGTCTTGAGCAGCTTCAAAAGTCCAACGTGCGCTTAATTTGCGTGTTTTGGCTTCTACAGTTTGCTTCAAGATTTGAATTGACATTTTGTTTCCAGCTGCGCCTTCTAGTACAGCAGTTGAAGCTGCTCTACCAGTATTTGCACCTGAATACTGTTCAGCAATTTTGAATGGGCTTAGAGCCTCTTCGCCTGCTGCTGTTCCAACAACGCCACCGTTAGCTGCAACAGTGTCGCTGTAACGTACACGTAATGTGTGGATTTGACCAACTGGGCCAGTCATTGGTTGTACACCAACTAGCTCGTTAGCAATAACAGTTGGCATAACACGACGGATAACTGGTAGGATAACACGGTTAAGTGTTGCTACGTTACCTGCTGAAGTTGCGCCTGCTGTTGCACTCTCTGACAAATATCTGCGAGTGTTTTCTAGTGTAGTAGCCATAACAGACTTCTTGTTGCCTTGCAGGCCTTCAAGAAGAGCGTTTTTGGTGTCTAACCAGCGTGATTCTAGTAGTTCTGACATCTTAATCTCCTTAATTTAATCCAGCAAGACGGCGTAAGTCTAATACGTTAGATTCGTCTGCTTTAGTTGTCAATGTTTTTGTTTCGGGACGGTTGCCTGTTACTTCTGTGCCTTCTGTAAGCTGTGCCTTACGCTTTGCTGGAGTATTTCCGTCGATAATCGATGGTAAGTACTTGTCAAAAGACTTTTGAAGTCTATCAGTTTGTACTGATTCCAGTAAGTCTGTCATAATCTCACGTTGGTCTTTGCCCAAGGGCGCAACCAAACTATGCATTATTTTTTCTCTCTTTGCTGATTCAACTAACTGAGATTTCTCTTTGTTTGCTGTTTCTGCAAGTATTTTTGCTTTTGTAGCAAATGCTTTCGCTTCTACTAATTGCTTGTCTTTTGCAGCAAGTACACCCATTAGTTTACTAACTTCTGAATTTTCATTCAAGTGTGAAGTTGTATACTCGTTTGCGTATGCTTCAAATATTTTACGACCAAAATCGTTTCTTCGTGCTGTATCAATATCTTCTTTTAGTGCAGAAATTTCACCTTTAAGTGATTTACTGACCATTTCAGATACTGCTGTGGCGCTTCTTTCGATAAAGTTAGCTTTAACTTTAGCGAAGTGGGTTTTAGCTTCACGTACTAAACGTACTTTTGTTTCAGCTAAGTCTTTTTTATCTTCGTTAAATTCTGCAATTTCACCTGCTAGAGACTCAACAACAAACTCTTCTAGCTTGGCATAATTACTAGCCATTGCTTTCTTGTCTGCTCTCAATTCTTTAATTTCAGCTGCTAAGTTTTCAGCAACGAAACCCTTTAGTAGATTTGCATTTTCACGCATTGCAACAGCATAACGTGCTTTTGCTTCTGCTAGCTGTTTACGGTCTTCCGCAAACTCTGCAATCTCTTCAGCAAGACGCTCAGAAAGTAGTGAGTCAATAGCTTCAACCATCGTTGATTTATCGTGCTCATACTTTTGTGCAAACTCTTCACGTAACTCAGCAGTTGCCTGCATCTTGTTTTCTTGAATCTTTTGCGCCCAAGCTTCTTCAATTTGTTCTCTAATCTCAGATGAAACAACATCGTTTTCGAATAATGTTTTTAGTGCATCTATCATTATGTTCTCCTGTTTCATTGGAGTTTGCTAATAATGTTTATTAGCGATTCCTTAAGATACTTCTGTGCCTTTGCATTGCCTTGTAGCTCAGTTGCCACTTGAATTGCCTTTAATCCTCCACGTGCATTCATAAGTTGTTCATAAATTGGTGTAGGATATGCACCAGGGGCGCTAGGCTGAGCCACAACGTCCACAGTGATAATTTCAAAGTCGGAAACGTTGCCGCTTCCATCTTCTGATACATTACCGCTACCACGCGATGAGACTCCTAGTTTAACGCCTGCTTCAAGCATGGTTTTAACTAGGTTTCCCATAGGTGTTGGTAGTATCTTTAGTTTTCCGTAACCGTTATCGCCATCCATCCAACATTCAGTTATCATATGGCTCACACGGTCAATATTAATATTAAGTCCTTCTGGATGATCAACTTCGCCGAGGACACTATATCCGTTCTTAACTTGATCATTGAGAGTTTTGACAGCCCTGCCTATTTCATTTACAGGATACACTCGCTGATTAGCGTTGCGAATGCCGCCTTGGATAATAATCCCTTTCATATAGAGATCTTTTCCTTCGTTGGTATTCTCAAGCACTATATTAGCTTGGGTGAACGTCAAATGCTCTCGTAAGTTTTTCATCTAAAGGTCCTTACTTACTTGCCAACAGTACTTTTAGTGTTAGCAGCAGTTTCTGGCTTGCCCTTTTTCTCAGCGCCATGACCAGGTTGGCTTGACATCTTTGTCGCGCCTTTTGCACCAACAACGTTTACGTTCTTAGTATTCATTACTTGTGGTTTGTTACTTGCCAACCCACCAGCTGTTCCTTTAGTATCTGCTGTTCCGCCTTTTGCGATGTTAGCAGTTGTTCCGCCCATATTGTTTGGCTTAGCCAAAGTTGACGTTGTGTTTACGCCGTTGTCGCCCATTGTAGCACTTACTTTTTCAACATACTCGCGCATTTGCTCGCCTGCTGATTTAGCTACTTTTGATTCCATTGGAGTAACAGTTGCTTGGAATGATTCGTCTTCATCTGTAGATTCGTCAGTATCCATGCCCAAATCGCTCATCATGTCGTCAGTTTGGTCGCCGCCCATGTCGCCATCTTCGTCGTCTTTTTCTTCGCCTTCTTCACCGGCCATCATTTTTTCAAATTCTGCTTTAAGATCATCAAGTGCGTCTTCTAGGTCTTCAACACGATCTTCAACATCGCCTTCGTCTTCACCTTCTTCGTCGTCCATATCAACTTCTTCTTCTTCGTCGTCGGCCATATCAACTTCTTCTTCGTCGGCTTCAACTTCAAATGTGTCTAAGCTAAAGTTTTCGTCTAGGTCTTCGTCTGACTCATCAACTTCTTCATCATCTTCATCATCTTCATCATCTTCATCTTCGTGGCTTGCTTCATCAACTTCTTCATCATCTTCTAAAAGTGACTCATAGATATCGCGTGATTTCTCAACTACAATTTCGTGGAATAATTCTTGTGCTGCTACCTTGTCTTCGTTAACAAGTAGCTCTAGCATTTTTTCAAACTTAGTTAGATCTGTCATTTTAAACTCCTATAAATGTTTTGCACACACCTGTAACCGATGCGGGGCTGTCATAATGTATTTACTATTTACACAGAAAAGTACATAGAAATAGGCTCAAAACGAGCCATTTTCATAAAATTGGGAAGAATTAAATGTTTTTTTAAACTCTTCAACTGTAATATGTTTCAAATTTTGTATTTTTGTAAATTCCGATGGTATAAAAGGATTATCTCCTAACACTCTTATATATCTCTTCTCAGGAAACTTCTGGCAAGTAATAGAAGTTTGCTTGAGCCAGTTTCCGTGATACGTTGCACGTTCATGACTTTTTTTATAATTTACAGTGTCAGCATATATATTGTTTATTTTGTCGTCTAGACCCTGATAATCAAATCCTAATATGTAGATGTCTTGAGCACTGTGTGTACTAGCAAGCCACAGTGCAGTAGGACCGCTACTCCATCCCTTTGAAGGATTAAAAAAACTAAATCCATTCATTTGATGATATGCACGATTTGGATTAGTCCATACTTCATGACTGTGTTGGTATCCAGATTTATTAATTTCTAAAATCATCTTAGTATCAACAGCAACTAGATAGTCGGGCTCAAACTCTCTGTACAGTGCATTGCATCCATACATAGTCCCATATTCTTTTAACTTATTTAGATTAATAGATGTTCTGCTAGTGCCATTGCCTAGCACAAATGCTGTTTTTTTCAATGATTAAACGCCGCCGGCGTCTGTGTTTGATGCTAATCCATACATTTGCTTAATGAACTCAAGTTCTTTACGCTTCTCTTCTGTATGTAGCTCAGATGCTTTGCGGATTCGATTGATCTGACTTAGTGTAAGTCTTGTTTTGCGAGTGTCTGTTTTCTTAAGAGGTGAATCATCATACTCAGGGTCGTATCTCTTGTCGTCTACGAACTCAACAGTTTCAGGGTCGTGATAAAATAATTCTCTTAGTATCATAATGTATTTATATCGTTTGCGCTGTTCCGGCACCTGCAGCACCCAATTGTTGCCCTGTAACTGTTTCAGGTCCTGT